CTAGATATAGCGGCAAAGGTGTTAGAGGGCTTAAAAGCCGCGCCAATAGGCCGAGTAGACCATAAGCAATGGGCGCACGTCATTCTGGCTGACTTAGCCGCAGGAATGAAGAAATCCCCCGCAGTGGTGCAGATGGCTAGGGATGCGCTCAAATGAACCACCCCCAAGCCCATAACCTACTAGACCAGCGCAAAGCAGGTGCAGACATGCCGCAAGACAAGATCAATCAAGCGCTATTCTTAACCGGCGACTTGAGCGAAGGCGAGCTACTAAGGGTAAACCCTAGTTCACAACATGACCAAGCTAACGATAATTGGACTAGCTCTAGTGATTTATGGAATCGCTAGTTTTATTGGACGACTTTTAGGAGGGAATGATGTTACTGACTGACGAAGAAATAGAAGCGTGCGCGGCAGACGATGACGGAAGTGATGACATTGCGTTTGCTAGAGCCATCGAAGCCGCGATTCTGGCGAAGCTGGCTAGTGCGAAGTTGCCGGAGCCGTTTGACAAGCAATATGACGAAATCGACAGAGAAGAGTTTGGAATTTACGGGGAAGGCCAGTTAATTGCATGGGGCAACACCCGTTTCGCACAGGGAGCAGCGGCACAGCTTGCGGAGAAGCCTGAAGCCTACGGATGCCGCACCGCTGACGGAGTTGTGCGCGACTGTGTTGGGCCGGATTCTGTTTTTGCAAATGAGCGGCAATACACGGTGCCACTCTACACACGGAGGCAAGCATGACCCAAGAACTGCGACGACTTGCGGAGGCTGCAGTGACTAAACCCATTGGCAACATGTTGAGCGCGACAGAAAAAAGCAGCCGCTGGACTTCAGTCTATGAGTCGCGTGTTGCATTGAGTGCAGCTTGTACCCCCGCCGCAATCCTCTCCCTGCTAGATCGGCTGGAGAAGGCTGAAAAAGATGCGGAGTGCTTTTTGCTTTGGGTGCATGAGGCATGGCACAGCCCGTCAGACATCATGAAACTGCTGAATAACTGCGAAACACCAGAAGACTACAGGGCAAAGCTGCTGCCAATCATTGCAGCAAAAAAAGCAGCGATTACTGGCGCAATGGAGGCAAGCAAATGACTGACATCATGAAATTGGCGGACAACTATGCAGACGAATGGCGGCATCAGATTTACGCCACGAGGGATGGAATGCTAGGCCGTAATGCCCTGCAAACAGCTATTGAGGCGCTGCAAGGTGAGGTTGAGCAAGTCAAAGGATTCTGGAAAGAGGCCCAGCTTCGCAACCGGAATCTATTGGAAGAAGGCAACGATCTGGCAATGCTTGTAGTCCAGTACAAGGCCGAGCGCGACAAGTTGCAAGCCAAGCTGGACGAGCTGCGCAGAAGTTGCCGCACATCATTAGTAATTGGCGCATCACCGGAGGCCCACCCACTTCATCAGGAGAGCAGCACGTAGCTGACGCTATCCGCAACCTCAAGGAGCCGACATGACCGAGCAAATCACAGTACCCCGCGCAACTTGGGACGCCCTGATAAATGCGCTGGAGAACCACCCCGGCAATTACAAGCTGACAAAATCCGAATGCGCAGCGATGGCCGAAGTTATCACCGCAGCCAATGCCGTGAGCAACCACACCAGAAGGAAATCGGTGCAGCCGCAAACGAAGCAATGCGGTCTGTGTGGCGAGACCGACCAATCAGCACAAAATGCTTGCACCGTGCCCGCCTGTTTTGCGCGTGAACCGCAAGCGCAGGGGGAGGCACATCATGGCAAGTGATGGCGGCAAAGGGTCGCAGCAACGCCCAACAGACCAGAAAGCCTACGGAGATAATTGGGAAACCATATTCAGGGGAAAGAATGCACCCGTTAGCGACACTCCGAAACCGGCTGATCGACCACATCCTGAACCTAAAAAAGATTGACGAGGACTATGCACGATGGGCACTCAAGAATTACGAGACGATGTTTCCAGAGCTGGAGCTAATCAAGGGAGTGAGGGACAAACTCAATGAGATACGCCCGAAGGGTTGACGCTAACCAAGCTGAGATCGTAGACGCATTGCGCAAGGCAGGGGCTAAGGTCAAGATTGTCCACCAGCCCTATGACTTGCAAGTGTGGATTGGTGACCGGACTATGTACGTGGAAGTAAAAAATGCCAAAACCGCTTATGGGCGCAAAGGGCTAAACGAAAAACAGGCAGAGGAAGCGCAAGGGCTACCCGTTTACATGGTTGATAGTGTGGAGTCTGCACTCAGGGCGTTAAAAATTTTGCAATTTTCCGACGAACGGTAGCAAATAGGGCTTGCAATAGATTCTTGTGGGACTATAATTCAATCATCGCAACACAAACCGGAGATTGAAAATGGCAACACTCACAGTAACATTCACAAACGGCAAGACTCTGACACGCAACACCGACAAACCTTACACACATGCTTGGATTGCAACCGGTGGCCGTAACATTGAAATGGGCTTCACAACAAGCCTTGAAAAAGCAGAAAAAACAGCCCGCACTTACTTCAGCCCAAAAAACTACAAAGAAATCACTTGGGAAGTAAAGGCAATTTAACAAACGGGGCTTCGGCCCCAACCAAGGAGATTGATATGAGCCTGTCCTGTACATGGGAGGAGTTCAAACGCATGGCTAAAGAGTTCCGAGAAGCTGCGCCAACAATGAATATTGATGAGCTAGACAACGCATGGAAGTGCCTTGGGCTTGGCTACCTGAATATGTCTGAGCCAATGTGGTTGCGATCCGCTCAGATTGTTTTGCAAATGGAAACACGCACCTATTTGCAGCGTGAACACCAGCTCACTGAGGCCGCATGAAAGGCGGCAAGCAACCCGGCGCAGGACGACCACCATCGGATAACCCTGCCCGACACATCGTCAAAGCAAGACTCACCGACGAGCAATACGCTAAGTGGCTAGAGCTGGGCGCATCACGATGGCTAAAACGAATGATTGATGAACATAGGGTTTCCCCTAATTCGCAAGCCTAAAAAAGTGCTAGACAATACAGACAACTAACCGGAGCGAGCATGAAAAAAATTGAAGTAAGCGAATCCGCATTGCAAACCATCAAAGTTATGGCTGTAGAGCGTGAGCAGGAAATAGAACTACTGCGCGAAACTCTGCGAGCAATTAAAGACATTGCGCAGAATCAGGATGTGGGCAAGGCATGGGTGACAGTGGAAAACCTTTGCAATCAGGCTCTTATTAGCTGATATGCGGGTTTTACTGTGCAACAGGCAGCAGGGGCATCAAGCCATGCTATCGGTATGGGAAGCTGCCAAGGAAGGATTACAGGCCGGTAAACGTCTAGTCCTGACACTGACAGAAGAAACCCGAAGCATTGAGCAAAACTCCAAGATGTGGGCAACCCTTGGAGAAATTGCCGATCAGGTTGATTGGTACGGGCAGAAGCTAACAGCCGAAGAATGGAAGTGGGTTCTATCTGCAAGCCTGAAAAAGCAAAGAGCAGTGCCGGGTATAGACGGTGGGTTTGTGGTGCTAGGACAATCAACATCAAAGATGACCATAGCTGAAATGTCGGAGATGATTGAACTGGCGATAGCGTTTGGTGCGCAACAAGGCGTAATTTTTAAGGAGTGAGCAATGGAACAACATGTTTGCGAATATTGCGATTGTGAAAATGTGGCAACTGTTTACGACAAACAAATTGAAGCATGGCTTTGCGATGAACACGATGGAGTTCGTGGCAACGATACCGGATATTGCAATCAATCGTGTCAACTTGGATATGGTTGCGACGGTAGCTGCTAAATGACAGCCCGACCTAAATTCCAATACGTGCGCAGCAAAAAGCTAATGGAGGCTTACCGCACCATACCGTGCCAGCACTGCGGGAGGGATGACGGGACGGTGTGCGGAGCGCATTCCAATTGGGCAACAGAAGGCAAAGGGCGCGGAATCAAGGCCAGTGACGACAAATGTGCAAGCCTTTGCAGTAGATGCCATACGGAGCTCGATCAGGGCTACTCAATGAGCGCACTGGAGAAGCGAGAAATGTGGACTAAAGCGCACCTAAAGACGGTGGAAGAGCTGACTAAACGAGGATTGTGGAATGCGTAAGCGTTGCAAGAGAAAAGTCTATCAACTGATGAACCCTATAAGCCTAGCAATCGAGGGTGCATGTATTACCCCTGACGAACCGCTAACAGAGCTGCAAAGAGGCGAACAAGCATTATTAGATGCATTGATAAGTGGAACAGATAACCTAAACGGTTACTACGGACTGTGCGCGATGCTGGGAATTGCTGAGACGATGGCGCGTAACGGCATAGGCCCCGAAGTGATGCAGGCTTGTAAGGTAGCGGAATTTTCGTTAATCAAGCTGAAAAAACGCTACGACCGCTGGGGAAAGTGGGACATCACAGAAAGCGAGAAACACGCAATCCGAGAGCTTATGGAGTGGCACCACCTACAGCGCACAAGCATAAGCCGTGGGGAGTATGAACGGTTTATTGATAAGGCAACTAACAGGATGAAAAGCAGAGCACCGGAGGTAACAGTCGTATGAGCATGGAAGTTGTATACAACCTTATGGCCCGTGGCATCACAGACCGCAAGGAAATCAGCCACAAAACGGGAATGAACAACCGACAAGTGCAGGCAGCGCTAAACAACCTGTATAAGAAGGGGCGTTTGTCAGTGCAGGAAGTGTTAACAGTGAAGGGGAGAGATTTTTACGTGTACACGATCAACAAACAGGCGCCGAAGGCTAACGTGTTTTCAGGTGTGAGCTTTATTTTTAACGTGGGGGTGTGACATGAACGACCTAACAGACAAAGAACTAGACGCACTTCTATCGGGTGGACTGTTTGCGCTAACAATAGGACTAGCGCTAGTGGGTGCAATATTTTTGCTAAACCTAGGGTAAACCCTAATAGGCGACTATGAAAACAGCACCGATAATTCAGTCATCAACAACTCAACCGGAGAGAAAAATGAAACCACACAAACATGCAGATACCATTAAAGCATGGGCAGATGGAGCACAAATTCAGTATTTTGAAGATGGAAAGTGGTGCGACTTTTCTGGATTTAGCCCAGCATTTGGGCATCTTGATTGGCGCATCAAGCCAGAGGCTAGGCCTGATGTAACTATGGTAATGTTTGCATCGCCATTCATTGCAAAGTCAGATTGGATTCACTTTGGTAACAATCTGCGCCTCACATTTGATGGCGAAACAATGAAACTAAAAGCAGCAGAAGTGCTAAAATAGAACAAATGGGCGGCTCTTGTCTCCCTCCGGCAGTCTCTATCCTAGACTGAACAATTCTCTCAAGTGTGACCACTGACAGCCCGAGTGTTTTGGCGGTGTGAGCATCAAAAGCCCTGAGCCTTAATACATAGGGGCAATTGTGAGAATGGATGAGTTATCAAAGCGGCGGCGTTGGGTGACGGTGGATTCCGTCAGGAGGAAACGCTACTTAGATGCTCTGCGCGGGGCATTGCCATGTAGGGCAAGTTTGTGGCCCAGACAGGTTCGAGCCCTGTCCGCTTTGATAACACTATGAATCAAGCCCCTTGGCATCAATCCCGATGCAGCTAAAGTAACAGGGGGTTTGATTGATGGTTAAGCGCAATAGCCCCGTGCGGAAGCTGTAGGGATTGCGTCGGGTAGGGAATTCTCTGCCGCCATCAACCATCACGCATGCGGATTGAGTATTGCATTGGTAGTTAGCTAGACGCAGCGAAGCTGGTGCAACAGTCCGCAGCCGTGATGGTGAATGCGTAGGCTGATACGCACATGCACAGGCACCAGCTACCCAAGCCCACAATGGGGGTAATGCCAGAGATCAGCACTGGCCGCCATCACACAAAAGCACAATCCATGCCTATAATTGGCTATCACGGAAAACCCGAGGTAACACTATGGCAACAATGCAAGATAAGGCGCAATGGTACGTATATGAGCTGATAGACCCGCGCACCGATACCGTGTTCTATGTAGGTAAAGGCAAGGGAAACAGAATCCACGCTCATGAGCTAGATGCAAAAAAAGGCATATGCTCTAAAAAGATCAATAAAATCAATAGCATATGGCGCGATGGATATGAAGTTCACAAGCGCAAAGTTGCCATTTTCTGGGATGAGGGCGCGGCATACGATCACGAAACAGATGTGATTGAATGTTATGGCTTGGATAACCTAACAAACATCATGAAGGGCGGCTCTGGCGCATGGTCTGAGCGGGTCAAGACTAGAAGGAAAACTAGGGCTATTGCAGAGTCTAAGCCGCTTATTCTGCATGAATGGATTGAGAAGCAAGATTCAGAGACGCTATTTAGGCGTTTTGCAGATTGGTTTTCAATGGGGCTGCACAAGACCAAAGGAAAGATAAAAGTCACGATTCATGATGATCGTTTGAAGTTTCACGCAGCCATAACGGAATCTTTGCACAATTCAATTCTCCCCATGCTTTGGAAAATGATTGTTGGCAATGAGAAGGCTCAAGAAGCATTCGCTAAGCGGATGAAGCCTTATCGAGTGGAGTTTGTAAATGGCTGCGCGTAAGAAGAAAGTTACTCTGTCTGAAAACTGGAAGGATGGAATTCGTGCATCCAATGTGATGCGCAGGCTATACGACCATTGCAACGGTGACATAGAAATGTCTATGAGTCAGATCAACGCTGCAAAAATCATTCTTAGCAAAATCGTCCCTGATTTGGCTAGAACAGAGTTGGCTGGCGACGAGAATTCTCCAATTAAGACTGTCATTGAATGGCAGCAGTAATCAAGAAAATAATTGTCCCATATAAGCCCCGAGGCGCGTTTGTAGACTTTCACAATAGACGCACTCGCTGGGCTTGCTTAGTGGCGCACCGTAGAGCAGGTAAAACAGTAGCCTGCATCAATGACCTAATCAAACGTGCATATACAGACGGAAAAGAAAACGGGCGATACGCCTACATTGCCCCATATCACTCGCAAGCCAAGTCAATCGCATGGGACTACCTGCTTAGATACACTGCGGATGTACGTACTACCGCGAACGCTTCAGAGCTATGGGTTGAGCTATTCAACGGAGCACGAATCCGGCTATTCGGTGCAGACAACCCAGACGCACTGCGAGGAATGTATCTAGACGGGGTGATTCTTGATGAGGTAGCAGACATGCGCCCCCGTGTATGGGGTGAAATCATCCGGCCCTTACTGGCTGACCGTGGAGGCTGGGCAGTGTTTATTGGCACCCCAAAGGGGCATAACTTCTTTTACGACATCTGGAAGACTGCTAACGCCTCGGATAACTGGTTTGCCACATCTATACGGGCAAGCACATCCGGCCTGATTAGCCCTGACGAACTGAAAGACGCCAGCCAAGGTATGAGCGATGACCAATACGAACAAGAGTTCGAATGCTCGTTTGAAGCCGCTATTTTGGGAGCGTACTACGGCAAAGAACTAAGGGTATTGGAAGAACAAGGGCGAGTCACTGAGGTTGACTATGACCCAAAGTTGCCAGTGTTCACCGCATGGGACTTGGGATACCACGACGATACAGCGATATGGTTCTACCAAGTCACTCCCTCAGAGATTCACTGTATCGATTACTACAGCGGCTCAGGGCTTTCGATTGACGACTACGCCAGCGCGGTATTGTCCAAGCCTTACAAGTATGAGCGCCATTGGCTACCGCACGACGCAAGGGCAAAGACTCTGGCTAGTGGTGGGAAGTCCATCATTGAACAACTTGGAAAGCATCTAACCGTGGCGAAAATGGCGATTGTGCCTAGCCTATCGGTGCAGGACGGTATCCAAGCAGCCCGAGCTATGTTGCCCCGTGTCTGGTTTGACAAAGAGCGTACCCTTGAAGCCGTGGAGTTATTGAAGCAATATCAACGGGAATGGGACGACGATAAGAAGGCATTTAGAGACAAACCACGGCACGATTTCACCAGTCACTGCGCAGACGGATTCCGCATGATGGCTATAGCGTGGCGTGAAAACAAGCCAAAAGAACCCGAAAAACCCGCAGAATTTGCCATAAAAGGCGTAAATGGGCGCATAATTACCCAAAGCCTAGACAAGCTCTGGGCAGAAACCCCTACAAAGCGCGAGAGGTTCTAAATGCTCAAAGCAATCATAGACGCCCTGAGAAAGCCCCAGCTAGGCGGCATGGCTGGCGAAGCTCAGAAGAAACTAACCCAAGTCCCAGACTATCGGGCTTATCAGCTTGCCAAGCAGGAAAACGGCGAAGCACCCGTAAGCCTTGAATCATTCATGAAGGGCGAGCGATGAGCGTTCTATCCGTCATTAATGGTCAAGTGCAGCTAGGCACAGCCGCACCAGCCGCTACAGACACATTCCAGAACGGCATTCTTACATCCACCACAGGGCTAAACCGTGCGACTACAGCCGGTGGGAATGAATACTGCAACGGTCTATTCCTGACAGACGCAGGACAAGTGCAATACTTTGACGCTACCCTAGGATTACCCGCAGACGTTCAATGGTCTGATGGACTTCCGTTATCTGCTAGTGGGTTGTGCATCTCTACCGGCCCCGCTGTGACTTACGCAAACGGCATCCCCTTTGCTGCTAATGGCGCGGTATCTGCCGCGATTACCCCATGATCGAACAAGAAACACAAGAGACCGAAGAGCAGATCAATCCAGTGGATGAACACCGCCGCTGGATGCAAGAGCTGAAACTCGCTCAGGATGAAGACAAGAAGTGGCAAAAGCGTGGCGACAAGATCGTCAAGCGCTACCGTGATGAGCGCCAAGGCTGGAGCGATTCTGGCAAGCGATATAACATCCTATGGGCAAACATCCAGACGATGCTGCCTGCCTTGTATGGCCGCACTCCACGCGCACAAGTAGAGCGCCGATGGAAAGACAAAGACCCTGTTGGCCGTACAGCTTCGGTTATATTGGAGCGAGCACTTCAATACGAGATCGATCATTATGGTGACTTCGATAACACGAATAAGCATGCGGTTCTTGATCGTCTACTGCCGGGACGTGGAACGGCGTGGGTTCGATTTGAAACGAAGGAAGTGGCGGAAGCCGAAGTAATCGAGAAGCCAGTAGAAGACGCAACCGGCCAAGACCTGCCGGATGTGAGCTACGAATGTACTCCCACTGATTACGTATTCTGGAAAGATTTTCGATGCTCTCCTGCTCGTACATGGGATGAGGTTACATGGGTAGCCCGTCGCATCTATATGACCCGTGGAGACGGGGTAAAGCGCTTTGGTGAGGACTTTAAAGAAGTGCCCTTAGCCCATGAGCCTATCGGACTGGATGACCTGAGCAAAGCAGGAGCAAGCCAAGCCGAGCAAGAGAGTTTGAAGAAGGCCATTGTCTGGGAAATATGGAGTAAGCCAGACGAGCGCGTCTACTGGGTAGCAGAAGGCCATAACAAGCTATTGGACAGCAAAGAAGACCCCTATGGCCTCGATAACTTCTGGCCCTGCCCTAAACCGCTTTTCGCTACTCAGACTACAGACACGCTAGTCCCTGTACCTGACTACGCGCTCTATCAAGACCAAGCTGAAGAAATCGACATGCTGACGCAGCGTATAGGCATGCTGACTGAGGCGTTAAAGGTTGTAGGGGTGTACGACGCAAGCCAGCCAGCCATTGCGCGAATGCTGAATGAGGGTGTAAACAATACCCTCATAGGCGTGGATTCGTGGGCAGCATTTGGCGAGAAGGGTGGACTCAAGGGGACTGTAGACTTCCTGCCACTTGACCAAGTGGTAATGGCCCTAACCCACTGCTATACAGCACGGGAGCAAGCTAAACAGGTTGTCTACGAGGTTACCGGTCTGTCAGACATTATCCGAGGCGCATCCATGGCCTCCGAGACTGCTACCGCACAGCAGATCAAGAGCCAATACGCCTCTTTGCGTCTCAAGCGCATGCAAACCGAAGTGGCTCAGTTTTGCTCTGAGTTGCTACGCATCAAGGCACAAATGATGTGCGACCTGTACAGCCCAGAGACCCTGATAGAGATGTCGGGCATCATGGGGACTGATGACGCGCCTTATGCCGAGCAAGCGATTGCACTGATTAAACAAGAGCCTTCACGTTCGTTCCGCATTGAGGTAGCCGCTGATTCTCTGGTAGAGATGGATGAGATCGGCGAGAAGCAAAGTCGCACAGAGTTCATGACTGCATTCGGTGCGGTTCTTCGTGATGCTGTGCCTATGGTGCAAGCTGCCCCAGAGATGGGTGCTTTGGTGGGTGAAGTGCTGCAATTCGTTGTACGCACGTTTAAGGGTGGGCGTCAATTGGAAAATGTGTTGGAAACAACCATTGCCAAGATGAACGAGCCTAAGCCCCCAGCACCTCCGCAACCAGACCCCGAGCAGATCAAAGCTCAAGCCGCGATGCAGTTGGAGCAGGCGAAACAATCCGCAATGGCGCAGACTGAGCAATTCAAAGCCCAGAACGCACAAGCGATTGAAGCCGCGAAGATGCAACACGCCCTAGAGCTTGAGCAAATGAAGCAGCAAGCCGAGACCGAACGCGCACAAATGCGCGCGCAGATTGACGCAGAGACAAAGCTACAGATTGCCGCAATGAATGCTCAAGCCGCAGAGAAACCATCCGCACAAATCTCTATTGATGGCAAAGATGAACTAAGCGCAGTAGGTGAAGAAGTGAAGGCTATGGCATCTCAGGCAGTCGCAGGGGTAGACGCTCAGGCGCAGGCAATCACTCAGGCTATGCAAATGCTGGCAGAGGCTGTCAATCAAATGAACAAACCCAAGCGCCGAATGGTAGAGCGTGGGCCGGATGGCCGTGCAATCGGCGTTATTGAAATCAACGAGGGCGAATAATGGCTTTACTTGTATCGTCCTTTTTCGTCTCGCTCTCTAGGTATTTGCGGAGCGCTCCAGCTTCTATTTTTTGTTTGCTCTTGCATACTTGCCCATCTGCAATTGGACGGCTCGTACCCTTTGGAGTTATCAATTCGATCAATCGTATTCTTTCCATCGGGTGCTGGCCCCATATCCTTCAAAAAATTGGCAAAGCTGCTGTCCCATCTTTTGCAAACAGGTATGCCTTTGCCTCCGTAATATTTGTACGCAGTGTTTTTAGGATTGTTGCATCTCTGCCTCATATTTACCCAACTGCTATATTCGGCGGGAAATTTTCCATTAGCAGTTTGATTGTTGAGCGTATAACTTGCTCCTTTGGAGCATCCGCAACTTGTACTTTTACCACTTTTTACGGATTGCGCCGCAATAGTTCGCTCTACTCCGCAAACACAAACGCAAGTCCAGTAAACCTTCTGAAACTTCCTAATGCTGTCATCTAAAACAGTCCAGAAGTTAAACGTTTTGCCAATTTGGCTAATGTAGTTGTGCGGTTTGTTTGTATTGCTCATTGCCATAGTATAAAGGAAATTATCAGCCATGGATAACTTTAATGCTTCACCCGCTAACGCTGGCGGTGATGTTTTTGCCGCTGATGACATTGGCGGAGTTAAATATCCGCGCTCCAAAATTGGATTTGGCTCTGATGGTGCTTATGTTGATGTAGACGCTTCCAATCCAATTCCAATTGAGATTACAGACGGTACAAACCCCGTAGTCATCAAGCCCCTAAGCACGGTCCCCGTAGCCACAGATGCCGCATTGATGACGCAAGCCATTATCCACGGACGTACTACCGCAGGTGGCGGGGCTTTCGTAGATGTGAAGGTTAACCCCTCCGGTGCGCTTGCTGCTGATGTTTCTGGATCTACTGGTGTAGGAGTTACAGGCCCTCTGACCAACGCAGAGCTACGCGCAGCGAATGTGCCAACATCCAAGAACGCTACAGTATTCCTGTTTAGCACGAACAACAGCAGCACGATTCAACTAGCCGCAGGAGCCACGTTTACCGGCGTTATTGAGACTGCACTAGATCAGCCAAGCCTGTCGCTTTTGATGACTAGCGACCAAGATATGATTATCACGGTGCGCCAGTTCATCGACTTGGCAGGCACTAGGGCTGCGCCTAACATCGTTTTCAACGTATCTGCAAACACTGGATTGGCACGTTCATTGCCATTGAACGGCAATTATGTGCAGGTGCTGGCGCAGAACATCGGTGCGTCCACTACCACCACGTTTAACATCAATACAGCATACGGAGACATTCTTCCCGCTGATAACTCAGGCGCATTGCCTACAACTGAATTACCCCTTGTTATCGCAGGACAAGCAGCACAGACAGCCACAGTCAATAACATTCTGACTACTACGGCAGGAACTGCGCCTATTGATGTTTCCGGATACCGTGCGGCATCGGTTCAGGTGACATCTACAGGTACAGCAGGCACGTTTATCTTTGAGCAGTCTAATGACGGTACGAACTGGGTAGCATTGCCGGTGTTTAACGGTGCGCTAACAACAGGTGTTCCAATCACTGCGGCTATCACTGCCACGGCATCTGCGATTGTTTATAGCTTTGCCATTCGATGCACGTTTATCCGTCTGCGTATTGCAACGACTATTACAGGCGGCTCAATCCGAGCCTTTAGCCGGTTTAGCACTGATTCGTGGACGCCTTCCGCGTCTCTGGTTTCTAACCCTACAGCAGCTAACTTGCAGACCACTGCGACTGTTACCGGATACCCCACTGCGGCGGCTTCGGCTGATGCGCTGGCTAACCCGACAGTGACGCAGATTGGCGCGGCTGCTTTGACATTCAACGGCACGACATGGGACAGAACCAGAGGGATGTCCACAGCCCTGACTACTGGTGATACCGGCGCAAAGACCGCAACAGGTAACGGCGCAACCATTACCAACGTTGGCAATAAGGGAGTGCAGATTCTGGTGAACATGGGTGCCGTCTCGGGTACAAGTCCTACAGCGGTTATCAAAGTGCAAGGGTCTACTGATGCGGGTACTAGCTGGTATGACATCCCCGGCGCTACCACTGCCACGCTGACCGCAACGGGACTCTATGGCATCACAATTTACCCCGGCATTGCTGTAACCGCAGGCGTAGCCACTACCGGCACGACAGCAACAGCAAGCATGGTGATTCCGCGCACATGGCGAATCGTGTGGACTATCGGTGGCACTACTCCAAGTTTCACCATAACCAACGTGCAATACATTTATATTCCAAACTAAATGTGGATTCACCTATTACCCCTCGGTCTAATTGACGGTGCAGGCGCTCAACCTGTAGTCCAAGACACGCCCGACGGTTATTGGTACAAGCAATGGGAAAAGCTACACAAGAAAAAGCCAAAGCTAGAGGAAGTAATAGAGCTAGTCCAAGAGAGACCAGCTACAGCCCTAGCCGAGGTAAAAGAGGCAGTTAAACGCGAGTATCCCCGCATAGACTACACACAAGTTGCGCGGAATGCTGAATTACAGCGATTTATAGCCCAACAGATACTCATTGCTTTAGAATTGCGAAGAATCGCAGACGATGAGGAAGATATAGAAATCTTGATGCTGCTATGACTGAAAAAGAAAAATTCTTTGAACTCTGGAACCTATCCGGCGAGGAAGGCGAAAAGGTGTGGCAACTCAAACAAGAGATGCACGCTAGACCGCCTAAAGTGAACTACGTCATTCCAGATATTCAAGGTTACCGATCAATGGCGACGGGCGAATATATCCAGTCACGCTCCGCACATCGCGCACACCTTAAACAACACGGCTTGATTGAACTTGGAAACGAGAAAATTAAGCCTCCAGAGCACAAACCAGACCCGACAATCAAGCGGGACATCATTAACGCCGTTAACTCGGTAATGGGGTAAATCATGGCAGGTTCAGCAGATATTACGGGTCGTCAGAATTATGTGATGGGCATTGGGCATCCAAAAACTACACCCACGACGGAATCGTCACCGGTTACTGTGTCAACTAATTCTGTCAATGGAGTAATTAGTTTTGCAGCAGGCGGAGTAACTACTTACCCTGTACAAAACTTTACCTTTTCGACACTTCCCGCCGCTGCGTCATATCAAGGCATGCAATGTCGAGTGACCGACCTAAACAATGCGCTATTTGAGTCAAACGGAATCCGCTGGAAGCCCGTCAACAATTGTGCAGTTATAGCCACTCTGGATACAGAGTTTTCAATGTCCGGCGTGACAGAGACGATTGCATTTCAAAAGCTGCTCCCTGCGGGTCTAATCAGAAATGGAGATAGGCTGCGCATGCGTGGCACTTTCGGAAAATCAGGAACGGCGGAAACGACGACAATAACGATTCGTGTTGGAGCGGCTGGCACAGTAGCTGACACCTCTTTGCAAAGTTTTGCATTAATGGCTACTACAACTGTGTCTTATGGACTGTTGAATGACTTTAAGCGCCTCTCGGCAACAACGCTGCGCAAGCTCGGCAACGGGTCGCAGGGAACTCCGTATGGTGGAGGTTCTACCGCCGCTACAGTGTTGCCTGTTACGGTATCCAATCTAGATAGCATTGCCCAGTTCCTCTCAGTAAATTTGCAGCAAAGTTCGACTGCGGAAACTGCGACGATGTATGACTTCACCCTTGAACTGGTGTCGAGCGCATCATGAGGGCCGTAACATACGGAGTTCCAATACCGTCAAAGCGACTTGGTTTGTCTGCATCTGGGACGAACTTTGTTAAGGACGGCATGAATTGGCGCGGTATTGGAGTGAGTCATTTTGACTTGATGATCTCTGCCATTCAGGGTGGCCTTGGAACCGATACAGATTACCGGCTTGACATTCCAGCTATTGCAGCTTGGGGTATCCCATTCATTCGGTTTTCCGCAGGCTTTTACAACCAGTCCTCTTGGTATGCGGGATGGCACAACGACAAAGCAACCTACCTTGCGAAAATGGATGAAGTTGTCGCATTGGCAGAGGCGAACCGTGTTGGCCTGGCACCTGTATTTTTGTGGAGCGCTAGGGGTTTTACTGATAGTGTGTACAGCGTTTACGGCATTTATGAGCCGCCAAAAATGCTGGCGTACACATCAAGCAAATCATGGGCGTTGTTTGTGGAATTCATCACCACCATTGTGACCAGATACAAGAACTCTCCGGCTATTTTGATGTGGGAGCTGGGTAACGAAATCGTCAACGCTATCGGGCCTGAATACTATTCGACTTGGGCACTTGATGGCACTCATGCGGCGTGGCTCAACTGGGGAACAAATCCAGCAGGGGCGATCTACAAGCCAACCGACAAAATGTCGATGCAAGAGTGGCAGCAATTTACCTTAAACGCTGTTGCACTGATTAATTCTCTAGACCCGCATCAACGGATTATTTCGGGAGGGTCGCCAATCGGTAACCAATTTGCGGTGGGAGCGCAAACGGCCAATACGCTTACATCGGACACTCTAGCTCAGTGGCAGGGCGTAGCGTCAACAGAGAATCTCCCGTGGGTAGAGTTTAGGGAGAAGGCGTTTCCTGTACTCACAAACCATATTTACCCGCAGGGACTGTCGAATACCAAGTTTTTCACTGGTGCAGAAAAAACGCAGGCCGAACTCATCGCTCTGAGCAAGGGATGGTCAGATGCGGCAGGTAAGCCGTTCTATTTGGGGGAGTGGGGCGCTACGTACCACGGAGACTCTGTGGACGAAATAAGCACTGACCTGTCAACAGAAACAGCTAATTTCAACGCGGCGCTGGCAGCTGTTGTTGCCAATGATGTCAAGGTGTCAACACTTTGGAATTACGGTGGAAACTTTGCTGGTGGCTCTGCTTGGATGAAGTGGAAACTGAAAGACCCATCTCGGACATATCAGCTTACAGCCATCGCAGCAGCCAACGCCGCAATGCGAACTTAATCCCCTCAGCACTAAGATTTATCAACCACTAGGAAAACCCTAATGTCAAACCTCCGAGAAGCCCTTGAATCCGCTTTTGAAGAAAAAACGGACGATACTCCCCAAGTTGATAGCGTAGTCAATACGCCAGAGCCAATCACTCAGGAAAAACCCCTAGAGACAAGCGCGGAGCAGCGTGCTAGAGATGAGGCTGGACGATTCGCAGCGAAAGAGAAAGCGCCGGAGCCTACACCTCCCGTAGAGGAAGCAAAGCCAATCAAGGCCCCTTCAAGCTGGAAGCCTGCCGCACAGGAAGCCTATTTGAAGGCAGAGCGCGGCGAAGCACTGACGCCCGAAGAAGTGCGGATTCTGACCAATGAGGCAAACCGGCGTGAATCTGACTTTCACCGTGGCGTTGAAGAATTTAAAACCCACGCGCAAAAAGCCCGAGCATATGAGGCAGTAATTGCCCCTTATCAGCAAACATTCCAGCAATTGGGGGTTGACGCACCGACAGCTATCGGAGCATTGCTCAAGGCTGACCATACTCTGCGATATTCTGACCCTGCCACTAAAGCGCAGTATTTCCAGCAACTCGCGCAACAG